GGAAACGTACAGTAGAAAGCATAAATAATGAGCAAAAGAAAAGGCAGCCGAATGGCCCCGGACACGATCCGTCCCCTGGCCGATCTTGTTGGCGCACAGATATCAGCAATCGCCCCGACACCCGACCAAGTTGAACAAACTGACCCGATCAGGCAGTTCGGACGGACACAAAGAAAACTGAAGACGAAACGGTTTTCCAGCCTTTACATATGGGGCCAACGCGAGTGCCGGGTTGAACTGGTGGGAGAATGGCTGCCCGCCGCCCCGAACCCAAACCGATACAACCGGGCTCTCCGGATAAACGTCTTGAACGCCAGATTTTCGGCGGGGATGGCGAATGATATCGGGCTGCACATGTCTCCGGCAGAGTTGATTACCCTTCTCCCGGGAGTTTCCGCGCCCACTATCCGGCGCGAACTCCAATTGCTTGTAACCCGGGGCCTAATTCTCCTGGTGTCGGACCCTTCGGATAATCGCAGGAAACTAATTTTCCCGACACAAAAGTTCATGCACTTGTTTTTCCGCACCACGCTCACGAAGTTGGTTCTTCGTTATGGTTTGGTGTACGGGTCCGACCGGTTGGCCGCCGCGACCTTCCACACCAGATGGTGTCAAGATTTCCAATTTGACCCGGAAATCTTAAACATTGGCCGGGAATTAGTGAACAAAACGTCCACCTTTTCGAGAGTGGTCCAGGTTGACGCCAAGGAGGACGTCGCACTTTTCTGCTAAAAATGGGATAAAAATAGGGGACATATTTTAGGTGGTTTTTGTTGGCAGACAAAGCCTACAGTGTTTTCAGACGCCGGAACAATCGGCGATCACGAAAAACCGTAGGAAACGCGAATGCCGACCAGCAACCTCCCCCCGGACAGCCTTCGGCCATACCAAGTCACTGGCGCGGCATTTCTCGCCGGGCGGACCCGAGCCGGTTTATTCGACGACTGCGGACTAGGTAAGACCCCCCAGACCCTTGTAGCGGCGAAGATGGTCGCCGCTAAAAAAATCTTGGTAGTTTGCCCGGCAGTCGCCCGGTACCACTGGGCGCGCGAAGTGCAGCGGTGGTTCGACCAGGACGCCGACATCAAGGTTGTCACTTCAAAACTCTCCAAACACCCCGCCCTGGCGGATATCGTCATTGTCTCCCACGATCTTCTCGTCTCTGCGGACACGCATACCGCGCTGCTGGGGGAGAGTTGGGATTTGCTTGTGATCGATGAGGCGCACTTCCTGAAATCGAGAGGCGCAAAAAGGACAAAGGCCGTCTACGGAAGTCGATGCGATTTGTCGGGCCGTGCGCTGGCCGCCCAGGCCAAACGGGTCTGGGTGCTGACAGGCACCCCGGCCCCCAACCATGCGGGCGAACTCTGGACACATTTACGCGCCCTGTATCCGAGCGCGATCCCGGGGGTCAACGGCACACCGATGGGTGAGAACGAATTTATCTCGCAGTATTGCCGGACAGCCGCAACCCCTTGGGGCCTCCAAGTGCAGGGTTCGAAAAACATGGGCGCGTTGAGAACCAAGATGGACGGGTTCTTCCTCCGGCGTTTAAAGAAAAATGTTCTGACGGATTTACCGGCGGTCACAGTCGGCGCGTTACCCATATCCTTGAAGCGCGCTGACGGTCAAGGCATGAACAAGGTTCTGTCGCAGTACCCCGACGCTGCGCATCTGGCGGAGGCGGCGAAGACGTTGACGGAGGACGGCCTTCTGGACTTTCTCCGGGCGAACGCAGCGGAACTTGCTACTTATCGGAGACACACCGGTCTACTCAAGTTACCGGTTTGCCTGGAATGGTTGAAAACAGAAATGGGCTCGACCGATAAAAAGTTCATTGTCTTCGCAATCCACCACGCCGTCATCGACGGTATCGTAGACCACATGGCGGCGTTCAACCCCGTCAAGATAGACGGTCGAGACAGCGCCCGAGACCGGGACAACGCAGAACAGAAATTCACACATGACCCCCGGTGCAAGCTCTTTGTGGGCCAAATCACTGCCGCCGGTACAGCAATCACTCTCACCGTGGCGTCCGATGTTGTTTTCTTTGAGGCCGATTGGACGCCGTCAAACAACTACCAAGCCCTTTCACGGGCGCACCGTTTCACCCAGACCCGGGGTGTCGTCGCCCGGTTCCTGACGCTCCACAACTCCATCGATGACACAATCCAGCGGGCGCTTACGAGGAAGACCCGCGAGCTGACACAACTGTTCAACTAGGTAAAAGAGGTAAACATGTCTGTAGAAGTCAAAATTGTCGCAGAGAATACCAGTTCCTTGCTGAAAAAGTTAGGAGAGGTCGCGCAGACGATGACCGATCCGCGCGCCCTCCCCGATGTTAGTACCATGGTGAGCGCCATCAACACCCAATTGCCGCCGGGGATGGAGTGCGTGATCCTCGATCACCAAGAATCGAAAACGGAAAAACCCAAGACGAAAAAGAAAGCCGCTGCAAAAACGGCTGAAAGCGCGCCGGACGTTCCCGCTGAAGACGCAGCCGAAGACCCCCCAGTGGGCAGCGATGACCAACGTGCGTTCGACGACGCATTGGACCTCCTGGCGCAATGTTACGAACAGGAGAGCGGTAAGCGCGCTGTCCAGGCTCTACTCACGAAACACCGCGCCCAGAAGTTCAATGATATTGCTATCTCCCACGGGCCTGATTTGCTGAAGGCCGCAAAAAAGATTGTGGCGGATTGCGCCCCATGACGGAAGACACCGCGCAGCACTCAATTCTTGGTGCGTCTGGCATGGACCGCTGGTCTCAGTGTCCCGCCAGCGTTTCACTCTCCACTGGTCTGAACTCCTTGACGTCTTCCTTCGCAGCCGAAGGCCAGGGCGCTCACGCCTTGACAGAGCATTGTCTTGTCACCGGGGAAGACCCGCAACTCCTTATCGATGCGGAGTTCCCGTCAGACCTGGGGCCCATCAAAGTGGACGCCGAGATGGCAGACGCAGCGGAGATGTATTTGGATTTGTGTGCGACCGTGTCCCAGAAAGCGAAATTCAACGCAGCCGAAATCCGGGTCAACGTGAACGCTCTTTGGGGGGACGACACCCCACCCGCAGACATGTTCGGCACAGCGGACTATGCGTGTTGGGGGACCCCCGACCGGCGGCTAACTGTCATTGATTTCAAATATGGCAAGGGTGTCGCCGTCGATATAGCCACCGCTGGTGGACTTAATCCCCAACTCCAGTATTACGCTCTTGGTGTCCTGCTTGGCATCCGGCAAGACGGTGAACAGTCGCCGCTATGGGTTGACATCTACATCTGCCAACCCCGGGCAGATCATCCGTCCGGGCCGATCCGGCGGGCCACTCTGTCTGTCCTGGATTTGTTGGCCTGGGGCCATGACGTCCTAAAGCCCGCAGCCGAAGCGTGTTTCGCCGACAACCCGAAGGCTGTTGTTGGCCCCGGGTGTCGTTGGTGCCCCGCCAAAGGCCGGTGTCCTGCCCTTCGACAGGTCGCGCAAGAAACAGCGCGGGTTGAGTTCGACGGACTGCCGCCACTACCGATAGACCTGGACGACACAGAACTTGGTGCGGTCCTGGACAAGTCGGAGATTATCCGCGCGTTTCTGGACGGTGTCCGGGCGGAAGCCTCCGGGCGGCTTGACCGGGGCGGGCGTGTCACCGGCTGGAAGCTGGTGCAGAAACGCGCTGTCCGAAAATGGTTAGACGAGGACCAAGTGTTTAGAATACTGGAAGACGCTGGACACCAGAACGACAAAATTCGTGTAACGAAGATCAAATCTCCAGCGCAGATGGAGAAGGTTCTCAAAGATGACCAAGAGACCCTTGGCCGTCTGACTGATTTGATCTCAAAGGCAAGTTCGGGGGTCAGCCTCGTTAGGGACCTGACCCCCGGGCAAATTGCTGCTGCTGCTGACGCAGCGGCGGACTTCGATGAAATCCCGGAATGACCCGGGTTTCAAACCCGACCAACACCAATGAAAAGGAAAAGTCAAATGAGTGAAACTCTTCGTACCCCGGTGGGCGTGTCTTCGTTTGTTCACCTGTTTACCCCCCGGGCCCCAACGGCGGGCGCTGAACCCCGTTTCTCCATGAATATCCTATTCAATGGAGAGGCGCAAACCTCGCCTGAGTTCAAGGCTCTCCAGAAGGCCGTGAAGGGATGCATCAAAGAGAAGTGGGGGGACAACCCGCCGTCGAAGCTCCGGAACCCGTTCCGGGACGCCAGCGAGAAAGACTATAACGGCTATGAGGAAGGCGTCATCTACATTAGCCCGTGGTCTAAGCAAAAGCCCGGGATCGTGGACGGTCGTCTGCAAGACGTCCTGGCCCAAGACGATGTCTTTCCGGGGCAACTGGTGCGGGCGACGATCCGTCCCTTTGCTTATGACAACTCCGGCAACAGGGGTGTCTCCTTCGGGCTGCAAAACGTGCAGATCGTGAAGAAAGACATGCCGCGTCTTGACGGTAAGAAGGCCGCTAACAAGGATTTCGAAGCGGTAGACGACGACGCTGGAGAAGACGCCGACCCGTTCGACAACAACTTCGATTCCTAGCCCCGGTCCCGGCGCATCTGTTTTTTTTAACAGATGTGTCGGGTAACACGGCAAACACTGCAATACTAAGGAACCACGATATGCTGCATGACAATCTATCGACCACGCCTACAAAACGGATACCGTCCCTTTATAAGCTGAATTTCCTGGCCGATTGGCTGACCGGGCGGATAGACCGGCTGTCGGGTGTCATAATCTCGACCGGCGGGGGGACCCCCGAAATCGAGACCCACATGAACGCCTTGGCGCTAGAACTCAACCATGTCACTGAACTGGTCGAGCAACAAGGAGGCGGCCATGAACGAGATTAAGATCATAGGCCGCGACATCGTCTATGCCGGAGAAGTGGTCGCCCGGCTGAACAAGGAAAATCTAGCCTCGACGGAAGACCGGTTCCTGACTGACATCCAGGCGGTTGAGACCCCGGGATCAAACAACTGTCAGGACTGCCGCTGGTACGACCCAGACGTGGACGGTTGATGTGGCAGAAACGCTACACCTCGACGTGGAGACTATCTCCGCAGCAGACCTCCGGCAAACCGGGGTCTTCAGATATGTTGACGACCCCACAACAGACGTCATTGTCGCCTGCTACGCCTTCGGCCCCCAGGGCCCGGTTGGTGTCTGGCTACCAGGGCAGCCGTGCCCCCCGGATGTTCGAACCCATATCGAGAACGACGGAAAGATTGCGGCATGGAATGCACAGTTCGAGCGTCTGGTTTGCGGCGGCATACTGAGCCCAAGACACGGCTGGCCGCAAGTGCCCAAAGAGAACTGGGTTTGCACAATGGCGCAAGCCAGCTATTGGGGCCTCCCTCTATCGCTGGACATGGCCGCCGCCGCTATGAAGGGACCACCCAAGGACAAAGACGGCCACGCTTTGATGTTGCGCATGTCTCGGCCTCGGAAGGTCAACACTGACGGTACTTTCGAATGGTGGCACGAAGACGACCCGGCGCGGTACCAGCGGCTACAGGACTATTGCGTCCAGGATGTCGAGGCAGAACGTAGCATCGCGTATCGCCTCCCTGCGCTGCCGCCACAAGAAGTCGCGGTCTATCAATCGGACCAAGCAATCAACGACCGGGGTGTCTGGCTTGACGTAAATCTTGTGCTTACCATGGAACGCTATGCCGTCAATGCCAAACAGGCCCTTGACCTCGAAATGACGCAAGTCACCGGGGGCACGGTCAAGACATGTAATCAGGTCGCTAAAATTCTCGGATTTGTCCGGCAGACATATCTGGGGGTGAACTCTCTGGACAAATCTTCGGTTACCAAGGCGCTCGCAGATAGTCACCTGACCGGAAACGCGAGACGCGCTGTTGAACTCCGCAAGCTCGCGGCCAAGAGTTCCACGGCAAAACTGGCGTCAATGCTGCGCTGCGTCGGGACCGATAGCCGTGTCCGGGGCATGTTGCAATACTACGGAGCGTTTCGCACCGGTCGCCACGCCGGGAGATTGATCCAACCACAGAACATGCCGCGCGGTGAAATCAAAAATGTTGAAAAAGCGATCACCTGGATGCTCGACGGCGTCGCCCCTGAGATGATCGAGATGACCTTCGGCCCGATACTCACGGTCGTGTCTTCGTGTCTCCGGGGGTGTCTCGCCGCGCCGGAGGGTAGAGAACTTGCTGTCGTCGATTTCTCACAAATCGAAGCGAGGGTTTTGGCATGGGAAGCCGGGCAACAAGATATCCTGGATGTTTTTGCAAACGGCGAGGATGTGTACGTTTACGATGCCAAGCAGATCGGTTCGGACAACCGGGCCCTGGGCAAAGTCTGTCGGCTTGGTCTGGGCTACGGCATGGGCAAGGCCAAGTTTGTCGAGACGGCAGTCACCTACGGCTTGTCTCTGACTGAAGATTTTGCCGGGGAAGTCGTTTCCGGCTGGCGCAAATCGAACCCGTACATCACGGGGTTCTGGTACGACTGCCAGGACGCCGCCATGAAAGCAATCCGGAAACGGAAAATCTACCGGGTGGGTAAAGTTTCATACGCAATGATGGGGGGAAACCTGATCTGCAAATTGCCGTCCGGGCGGTACTTGGTCTATCGGGAGGCTCAAGTCGAAACGGACGAAGAAGGCCGAGGGCGAATTACATACCTCGGGATAAACCAGTATAGCCGCAAATGGGAGCGGCAAGACACCTGGGGCGGAAAGCTGGTCGAGAATATCACCCAGGCCATTGCTAGAGATTTGATGGTCGAAGCAATGCTGCGCCTCGACCACGCCGGTCACGAGGTACTGCTGACCGTGCATGATGAATTGATTGTTGAACTACCAGAGAAGACCTCCGGGGGCCTCCCGGACATAGAGAAAACCATAAAGATCAACCCGGGGTGGGCCGCTGATTTGCCGACCGACTGTGATGGCTGGGTAGGACGACGATACCGAAAATGAAAGGCGCTCCGTCTGTTATTGCGAACGACAAAGCAAGACGATAAAATGAACACCCTTTAACGGCAAGGCCCCGGCGGGGAACCACTCCCACCGGGGCCATTAACACTCAACACCCTGAAAGGAAACACAGGAATGCCTAACCACAATATACTCCCTCCACCCCGGGATGACAAGCCTCTAACGGGGGGAGGGCGCTGCGGTGGACGGCGGTAGTAATGTGATTACAATCGCAAAACGTGTCGAACTCTCCAACGAAGATTTCCTCAGAGGAATTTTCGGAACCGAATGGAAACGGGCGCACACCACCAGTTTCAAGGAAGACCCATATGATCTGGATACCTTGAACCTCCGGCACTACTGGGGCGGAGGACCCGCCGAGACACAGCTACAGTATTGTACGGAAGACCGGAACACCTATTTTGTCATTTCACTCTTTGAACTCGCCGATGATGGACGTGCGCGGCGACGTAAAGACCTTCACGATGCGACGTATGTGATCACGATTGACGATGTTCACGACAAGGTCCCTGCGGAAAACCTGAAGGATTTACCGGAACCGAGTTACAAGCTGGAGACCTCCCCGGGGAATGAACAATGGGGCTACCTGTTGGAGACACCGGAAACCCGACAGGAGAGAATAGACGCGCTGCTGAACGGTCTGGTTGCTGCGGGCATTGCTGATGACATGAAAGACCCAGGCATGAAAGGCGTCACCAGATATGTGCGTATGCCGGTGGGCTCGAACACCAAGAAAAAATACAACGCCGTCTACAAATGTAAACTGACGGTTTGGGAACCAACACGCAAATTCCAACTTGAAGATTTAGCGCGGCCATTCGGGATCGATGTCACGAATGTTTCGGCGCAGACCTCACGGTACGGCACGGGCATCCCGGAGACAGAAGACCCGATAATCCCGTTGCTGCATCAAGCCGGGGTATTCAAAGGCAAGATCAAGCCGGGCACCTACGATGTCGAATGCCCGTGGATAGACGAACACACCGGGGCGGCGGACAGCGGAGCGGCATACCTGTCTCCGTTCGGTTTCCGCTGCCACCACGGTTCGCATGACGACAGACATTTCGGGCATGTTCTGGATTACCTGGAGGAAAACATCACGGGTGCCAAAAAGTCTGTGCAATGGGCTCAGATGGTCCACGAGTTTGATGAAGAAAGCCGCTGGCCGTTCACGATTGCCAAGACATGGAGGACAAAAGACGTCATCGAGGAACACGCCGGTTGGCTGACCCACTTACAGACTCTGGACCCCGCCCGTTACGACAGCTTGGTGGAACAGTGGGATATCGTGTGCGGGGTCTCAGGCAGTGTGATCGCAGACATAGAAAGAGGCGCGGAGGCAGAACACGAACACAGAAACACCGGGGGCCTTGGAGTTCTCCGGCCTTCGGATTGGGCCGGAAGACCGACTCCGGTGCGTGATTGGGTGGTGGATGATTGGCTGCCGCGCGGCAAAGTCACGTCTCTGTACGGTGACGGCGGTTTGGGAAAAACACTTCTAGCGCAGATGTTAGCGACTTCACTGTCGAGAGGCGACGATTGGCTTGGTGAAAGAACGAAGAAGACACGGGTTCTCTGTGTCCTGTGTGAAGACGATGAAGAGGAGATGTGGCGTCGGCAGGATGACATCAACAGAAAATTCGTCCTGGATATGAACTCCTGGGACGACGACGACAGCCTCTTTTATATGTGCCGGGAGGGGGAAGATAATCTACTGATGACGTTCGACAAGCAATCTCTGGGTACACTGACGAACTTCTGGGCGAAGCTCCGAGACACGGCTGTGGCCTTTGACGCCGAGGTAGTAATTCTGGACACCCTGGCGGATATCTTTGGGGGCAACGAAATCAATCGGCTGGAAGTCAGACAGTTTGTGCAGCGGGCTCTTCTGGGGCTGGCGCAGAGCATCAACGGTAGTGTTCTGTTTTTGGCGCACCCGTCTCAGGCGGGCAAATCGTCCGGGCAAGGCTTCTCTGGCTCAACTGCGTGGAACAACTCAGTCCGGTCAAGATGGTATCTTTCGTCGATGGACGAAGATGATTCACGGGGGAATTACCGCAGACTGTCGCGGGTCAAATCAAACTACAGCGCGTCGGGTTCGGACACGGACAAAATCCTTGAGTGGGAAAGGGGGGTCTTCAGGGTTGTGCGGTCGGCTGAAGACGGCGAAGTCGATGAGACCACCGGAAAATCTCAGAATGATGTGGAAATCGGGAAGATCATTATTGACGGTGTATTGCTGGCGGACAGGCAAAAAGTCACATTGGGAAAAAAGAAGGGTGCCAGGACTGCGTATCTAGCTGATTGGTGCCGACATGAGATTTCCCGGGCGGATATCTACACGGTCAGCATGATAGACCAAGTGATGCGGCGCATGTTGGTAGAGGGTGAACTTGTCGAGGGCGTGGAAAAATCCTGGCGTACCGACGGGGGCACGGGCCGGAACAAAGCCCGGGGGATCGGGTATGTTGACCTGGACTCAGCAGGAGCTGCGCGCGATGAGATTAACCCATTCTCGTGATAGAGGGGTCCTGGTGTCTCAGAGTGAACGGATTACAAACCGTTAGAAAATTCACCTATAAAATTTACCTAGTTAATCCGGCGGTCGTGAGCGTCAGCGGCAGCAGCAGATGCTACGGTAGAACCGCGAGGCACGATTTCAACTTTACCGCCCGCATCGACCACACGCGCTGCGATTAGACCAAGCGTCGCAGCTTG